AACATCTTTCATTAATGCTGTAACACCTATGCTTGAAAATGTAAGAGCAAGACGAGGAGTATACGATTATAGAGTGGTTTGTGACGAAACTAACAATACTCCATCAATAATCGACACAAATCAGTTTGTAGCGGATATATATATCAAACCTTCTAAATCTATTAACTTTATTAGAATTAGATTCACCAACAAAAACACCGAGGATTCATTAGAATAGTTTCTAAACAAGGAGAAATAAAAGATGCCCAATATGGATATATCAGTTTTTAAGCAAAATTTTGACGGTGGTAGTCGTCCAAATAGATTTGCTGTTACCGGGCAACTTGGGCCTAATGGGATAGCAATTAACAATATCCTTGTTAAAGCAGCATCGATGCCAGAATCAACTTTAGGAATTATGACTATTCCTTTTAGGGGTCGCGCTGTTAAAATTCCCGGTGATAGAGCATATAACGAATGGACATTTTCGTTATATGATTCGTTTAGAGAAGATTTAGATTTTAGAGAAGCGTTTGAATCGTGGAATGCATCATTTAATCTACACAGAGAAAATATTCCTTCTGATGAAGCATTAAATAATAGGGGTGGTTTGGATCTCACTAATAGTAATTTATTCACAACATGGACAGTTCATCAATTATCAGTTGACGGAACTGTACAAAGAAGTGTTTCTCTTCATAGGTGTTGGCCTCAAATAGTATCACCTATTGATTTGAGTTATGAATCTGCTAATGTTCCTACAGAGTATCAAGTAACACTTGCATACGATTATCTGGAACATAATGCTACTGCACACCAAACCAATATCAAATAAATTGTTATTTTTGAAGTGATTTTCGTTTCTATAAATAGTTATGAAGCAAATAATAATTAAGGATTTATATTATGCCGATAGATATTTTTGGATTTTCAATAGGAAGAAGAAAACCTACTGATCCTGTTTTACCCGTTTCTCCTGATCAAGAATTATCCACCCAAAAATCGTTTGTAGAACCAGACAGTTATGATGGAACATATACCTTAGATGCTGGTGGTGTTTTTGGTACTTTATATGATTTTACTGGATCAGTTCGTGAAGAAAATCAACTCATAGCACAGTTTCGTAATATGTCACTATTCCCTGAAGTTGATCAGGCAATTGAAGATATTGTTAATGAATCTATTGTTATGGATAATGACAAAAAACCCATTAAACTTGATTTACAAAATACAGATATTTCTGATAATATTAAAAATAAAATTTATAAAGAATATGATTATGTTTTGAGGCTATTAAATTTTCATAATAAAGCATATGATATTTATCGAAGATGGTATATTGATAGTAAATTATATTTTCATATTATGATTGATTCAGAAGTTCCTCAAAAAGGAATTCAAGAAATTAGAGCAATTGATCCTGTAAAAATTAAGAAAATCAGAAAGGTGCAAAAAGAACCAGCACATATTGGTACAAATAAAGTTCCTTTTATTAAAAAAATAGAAGAGTTTTATGTGTATACAGATACAGATAAAAATTCTCTTTATCCCACTCCAAATACTGGTGTTAAAATGTCTTTGGATTCTGTTTGTTATGTTCATTCTGGTGTTATTGATTCTTCGTCTAAACGGGTTGTTGGATATCTTCAAAAGGCAATTCGTCCTTTAAACATGCTTCGTCAAATTGAAGATGCGGTTGTAATTTATCGCATTTCGCGTGCGCCAGAAAGAAGAATATTTTATATTGATGTTGGTAATTTACCTAAGCAAAAAGCGGAACAATATATTAAAAATTTAATGAATAGATATAGAAACAAAGTAATATATGACGCAAATACTGGCGAAATACGAGATGATAGAAATCATCTTCATATGCTTGAGGATTTTTGGCTTCCTAGAAGAGAAGGTGGCAGAGGAACAGAAATTAGTTTATTGGACGGAGGACAAAATTTAGGAGAAATGGAAGATGTTGAATATCTTCTTAAAAAGGTATATCATTCCTTAAATGTTCCTATATCTAGAATGCAAGCAGAATCGGGATTTAATATGGGCAGAAGTGCTGAAATTACTAGAGATGAAGTTAAATTCTTTAAGTTTATTGGGAAACTAAGAATGAGATTTTCCGAAATGTTTTTACAAATATTACGAGTACAGTTACTTCTTAAAGGAATATTAAAAGAAGATGATTGGAATCATATTCTTCCTGATATTCGTTTTGAATATAATAAAGATTCTTATTTTAGTGAACTTAAAGAAACAGAAATATTAAGAGAAAGATTAGAATTGTTAAACCAAGCAGATGAATATATAGGTAGGTATTTTTCTGTTGAATGGATAAGAAAAAACATTTTAAGGCAATCTGAAGAAGATATAGGAATGATAGATTCTCAAATCGAATCAGAAGGGGAAACATCGCCAGAAATGGCTTCAGAAGAAGAAATAGAATCGCTAGAAGGAGAGTAACTCTAATGGAAGATAATAATATTAAAAATATGCTTGGTTCGATACTAAATAACGATAAGACCGAATTTGTTTCATATTTTCAAGACGAATTGAAATCAAGACTGGCTAATTCTTTTATTGAAAAGAATAATGAAATGTCGAATAATTTGCTAGATGCTTTTGGATCAAATTCAACAGAAACAAATTCTGTTGATGAAGTATTTGGTAGTAAAGAAAATAAAACTTTTCGGTTTAAGCGACCTAAAGATATGAAAATTTTTATAAAAGCCGTTATTGATATGGGATTACCTAAAAGAAATATTAAAATAAATCAGACGACAGTTTCTTTATCTGGAATGAATAAAGAAACAGAACAAATGATTATGATGTTGTCAAAAGATATGAAAAAGTCGTTACGAGAAGAATATAACAACATTGTTCTTGCGATACAATCATCATATTTGAATGAAATTGAAACAGAATGTATTCTTGAAGATTCTTCTTGTATATATATTATGCCAGAAGAAGCCTTTTCAATTATAAAGGTACACGATTCTTTGAATGAAGAAAATCAGGAGAAAATGATGTTAATGCTTTCAGAATCTTTAGAGAATTATAATAACATCTTAGATTTTTGTAAATCTGAAATTGATAATCAGGAAATTAAAAATAATGATAACTGAAAAAATTATTAACAAATTTTTAGATAAAAATATTTCTGAAGCAAAAGCAGAAACAGAAATTCTTTTATATCAAAAAGTACAAGAAAAAATAAACGAATTAAAAGAAGAAATCACCATTAGTACCTATAGCCAATCTATATTAAAACAACCAGAAGACTATAATGAACAAGAAGATAATAGCAGCAATATTATTGTTGAAAAAGATGCCAAAACAGAAAATACTAAATTTGTTGCAGATCTAAGTAGACATGCTGTTGATTCTCTTAAAGATAATATTACCAGTAAATTAAAAAGTGCTATAACTAATGCAACAAATACTCTAACAAATCCAAGTAAAGCATTAGATGTATTAGGATATAAAAAGAAGAAAAAGAAATAAACAGATGAAACTTATTACTGAAATGACTGAAAATGTTGAATTCTTGGTTGAAGAAGATCAAGAAACAGGAAAAAAGAATCACTACATCCAGGGTGTTTTTATGCAAGCAGAGCAAAAAAATAAGAATGGTAGAGTTTATCCTCTTGGTATTATGGAAGGTGAGGTCAAAAGATATAATAAGGAATATGTTGCAAAAAATCGTGCATTAGGAGAACTAAATCATCCTCAAGGTCCAACAGTCAATCTTGATCGTGTTTCACATATGATTAAAGAATTAAAGATGGTGGGGAATGATGTACACGGTAAAGCCAAACTTATGGATACACCAATGGGTAAAATTGCACAAAATTTAGTATCAGAAGGAGCAAGTCTTGGTGTATCTTCAAGGGGAATGGGTTCTTTAAAACAATCATCTACTGGAATCAACGAAGTTCAAAAAGATTTTATGCTTTCAGCGGTTGATATTGTTGCTGATCCTTCTGCTCCGGGGGCTTTTGTTAATGGAATTATGGAAGGCAGGGAATGGATTTGGAATAATGGTATTATTATTGAAAAGCAAATTGATCAATATAAAAAAGCAATTAAAAAAACCAACACAAAAGATCTTGAAGAAAATACCATAAAGGTGTTTAAACATTTTTTGTCAAAACTTTAATTATTATAAATAAAACTATACATATGTTTAACAATAAAAAATGGAGATATCTACAATGCATGACGAGACTATAAAATATCAAGAAATTTTAGAAGCAGGAAAAGAAAATCCTACTCTAGATACTAAAACAGAAGAAGATCCTAATCTCTATCAAGATGCAGAAGGCGG